GTGCGGTAATCTCCTGTAGGACTGCGAGGTTTTTTTATGCGCACGAAGAAATCACCTGAGCGGCGGCAAGGCCGAGGCACGAAGGACATTGGAGTCCTGCCTCAGATCCCTGTGTCCGAGGCTTCCATTCCTGTGGCTCCCGCTCATCTGAGCGAACGCTGGAAGAACTCTTGGGCTGTCTTCTGGTCGTCGCCGTTTTCGCAGCTCGTCGCTCCTGCGCAGCACCCTGCAGTCGAGCGGCTGTTCGGTCTCTACGACGAGCGAGAGCGGATGGACGCGTTCATTCGTCAGGAGCCGATGCTCGCTGGGTCGCAAGGTCAGCCGGTTGTGAATCCAATGTATCGGCAGAGGACCGCAGCCGACGCTGAGATTAGGCAGTTGGAGGATAGGCTAGGCTTGAACCCACGGTCAGGCTTGCAACTGGGCATCCAGTTCAGCGAAGCCGCGAGGAGCCTTGAGGAACTAAATGCCAGAATCGCTTACGCAGCCAGCATCGAGCAAGGCGAGGAAGACGACCCGCGCCGAGTTGCCGAAACCACCGCAGAAGAGGCCGCTGTACTCCAGTCCGATACCGACTCCGCCACCGCCTAGCTGGGGCGGCTTGATCTGCCGTTGGATTGAGACGAACCTTGTCCACGGAGAAGGCGACAAGTTCGGAGATCCCTTCAGGCTTGAGCCGTGGCAGCGTGCCTTCATCTGGAGACTGTACGAGTACGACGCCAGCACCGGCAAGCGCCTTGTCAGGCGTGCGCTGCTCGGCACCCCAAAGGGCAACGGAAAGACCGAACTACTCGCTGCCATCGCGCTCGCTGAACTCGCTGGTCCGAAGGCGCCACTAGCAGCCAACATCCCAGTAGCCGCCGCTTCCTTTGAGCAGGCTGACCTACTGTTCGGCACGGCTCGGATAATGCTGACGCAAGGTCCTCTTGCCAAGCACTTTGAGGTTTTTGATACGGAGATTCTGCGCAAGGATGGACCAGGGCGTATGTACCGCGTAGCTGCCGCCGCAGGCACCAACGACGGCGGCCGCCCGACCTGCTTCATCGCAGACGAGTTGCACGAGTGGACTGGGAACAAAGAGCGCGTGCATCTCGTTCTATCTAACTCTCTCGCCAAGCGCGCAGAGGCGCTTGAGCTGAACATCTCCACGGCAGGGTCTGACGAGAACACCCTGCTCGGGCGGTTGCTCACCTACGCCAAGAAGATCAGTCTGGGCGAAGTTAGTGACCCATCCTTCCTTGCAGAGTGGTGGGCGGCTCGTGAGGGACACGACTACGAGACAGAGGCTGGATGGCGAGAAGCACTAGAGGAATCAAACCCTAGTGCGCCAGCGTTCGTGGACATTGACCGACTTGTCGCACGAGCCACCGAGATCCCACGCCACGAGATGATGCGCTACCACCTGAACCTCTTTGTCCAGCCACCAGACCGCTGGATCGGGCTTGACCAATGGATGAAACTGAAGGACCTCGCCCAAGCGCCCAAGCCGGGCGATCGCATCGCAATCGGTATGGACGGCTCCTATAGCAGGGATGCATCAAGTTTGGTCGGCTGCACGCTGGACGGCTATCTGTTTCACATCAAGACTTGGGAGCGAAACACCCGCGACCCTGAGTGGACAGTGCCGCGAGCCGAGGTTGATGCGGCTGTTGATCACGCGATGCAGACCTACGACGCCACGCTCTTCTGTGACCCCCCAGGGTGGCAGACTGAAATCGAGCAATGGGCGCAACGGTACGGAGCAAGAGTCGCCATCTTTCCGACCTCATCACTGGAGCGTATGGGTCCAGCCTGCGACCGATTCTTCACCGCCGTTGCGACAGGAGAAGGCCTTAGGCACGACGGCGATCCACTAATCGCTCGGCACATCGGCAACGTTCATACTAAGCAGACGCGATACGGTACTGTGTTGGGGAAGGCGTACAAGTCCAGCCCTGATAAGATTGACGCCGCAATCGCATCGGTGGTCGCCTTTCAGGGTGTAAAGTCCCTGCTAGTTGAACCTAAGCCCAGGGCTAAGGTCGAGTGGATTGAGTTGTAGGGAGACTGATGGGCATTCTTGATCGCGTCTTCGGACGCAGCGAGCCAGAAGAGAAGCGATTCATCGGCGGCCAGTGGCTCGTCCAGGAGGCGCAGACAGGCGCAGCCGGTGTTGTCGTCACGCAAGAAAACGCCACGTCTATCGGCGCAGTCTATGCCGCCGTGAAGCTCTACGCCGACACGGTTGCCGCAATGCCGTGGGACACCTACATCCGCATTGACGGAACGCGCCGACCATACCGTCCGCGTCCGCGCTGGATGGACGTTCCGATTCCTAACAACCCGAACTACACAGCGTTCCAGTTCAAGCATCGCGTCGTCTCGTCGCTGCTGCTTGACGGCAACGCATTCATCCTCTGCCTGCGCGACTCGTCAGGCAACGTCATTGAGACTCGCGTCCTTGATCCGCAGAAGGTGGAGATCAGGACTGGCGAGATGGGCGTGCCGGTCTATCACATTGAGACCGTTGAAGGCGTCGCCATCCTCGGCACTGAAGACATCATCCACATCCCGCTCTTCGCCACTGGCGAGATGCATCGCGGACTGTCTCCAATCGAGCACCACAAGGTGACCCTCGGACTTGCAAGCGCGACGCAACTCTTCTCCGCGAAGTTCTATGAGAACAACGCAAGCGTCGGCGGTCTGATCAAGGTTCCAGGCGAACTGACACAGGATCAGGCAGAGGCACTCCGCACTGGCTTCGGTCGCCGACACGCGGGCGTGGACAAGGCGTGGCGCGTGGCCGTCCTAACAGGCGGCGCAGACTATCAGCAACTTGGCGCAAAGATCAGCGACCTGCAGCTCGTAGAGACGCTGCACTACGGCGTAGAAGCCATCGCTCGCATCTACGGCGTGCCGCTCCATCTGCTCCAGTACCCAGGCGGCAACACGTCCTACGCCTCGGTCGAGTTGATCGGCATTGAGTGGCTGCGACTCGGACTCGGACCAATCATCGCCAATCTTGAGTCTTCGTTCCAGCGCATCGTGCCAGGCAGCCAGCAGACCTTCTTGAAGTTCACGCTGGACGGACTGCTCCGCGCAACGACGCAGGAGCGATACAACGCCTACAGCACGGCACTCAACAACGGCTTCCTCAGCCTGAACGAAGTGCGATCACTTGAAGACCGCTCGCCAATCGGACCAGCCGGTGACGAATACTGGAAGCCGCTCAACATCGGTGTTGTGGGCGAATCTGAGCCGCAAGCCTGATGTCCTACATCATCACCGACATTGACGGTACGCTGACGACAAGCGGAGACACGCCGAACCAGCCATTCATCGACTGGCTCAAGAGTCAAGCCAACGACTTCGGCGCCGAGGTGATCATCGTATCCGCGCGGAACATTGACCGACTTGCGGAGACCGAGCGTTGGCTGAATGACAACCTCGTGCCGTATGAGGAAATCTATCTTCAGGACTTTGGTGAGACCAACCCAGCCGTGAACGAAGCGTTCAAGGCGTACAAATACAGCAAGTTGCAAGAAGAATACGGCGACGAGATCGCCTTCCTCGTAGACAACGACGCCGAGGCACGCGACGCTGCCGAGGGGATGGGCATCCCCGCCTACACGCCAGACGAGGCAATCGCGCTGACGGTAGACGACGGCGAAGACGAGGACGAAATGCGAATCCTGATCGACGTGCCGCAATACATCCAAGAGGCCGCTGAGAAGGGTCTGACCTACCAGCGCAACGGCTACGCCGGGGACGGACTCACCGACCAGACGATTGAAGAGGCGCGTCAGCTGCGCGCTGGTCAAGTCGAGGACGACAAGGTGACGAGGATGCGGGCGTGGATTCTGCGACACCGTGGCGACTGGGAAGGCGTACCTCGCAACAACAACTCTGACGATGAGGACTTCCCAGGACCAGGCGCCGTTGCCGCCTACCTCTGGGGCGTAGACCCCACAGCAGAAAATGGTACAGACAGGGTTCTACAATGGGCTGACGGCGTTCTCGCGCCGCTTGATACAGAAGAGAGGTTCGACGTGAAAGAACTTGAGACGCGCGCTATCTCGATGGGCGACTACAGGGTGGAAGATGCCGAAGACGGCCAGAAGCGCATCAGCGGCTACGCCGCGCTCTTCAACACGCCTTCCGCTGGACTTCCGTTCACCGAGGTCATCGCTCCAGGCGCATTCAAGCGCACACTCTCCCGCGTTGCAGACGGCAAGAAGTTCGTTGCGTTCCTCTTTGGACACGACGAGACTCGCGCACTTGCGACAACCGCAAGCGGTCGGCTTACGCTGGTTGAAGATGAGCGCGGCTTGAAGGTTGAGGCGTTGCTTGACCCAGCCGATCCTGATGCCGCTTCAGTTCTCTCAAAGGTCCGCAACGAGGCCAGTTCTATGGGCTGGTCGTTTGGGTTCACTATCCCAGCACGAGGTGATTCTTGGAACGAGGATGAGCGCACGCTGCGCGAAGTCAATCTCTTTGAGGTGAGCGTCCTCAGTGCAGGACAGACTCCCGCATACCCAGCCACGCTGGGTCTTACCTCCGTTCGCAAGGTCGCGTCCCGAATGGGCGTAGACGGCGACCGGCTTATCTCAGCCATCGAGTCCATCAAGGCAGCGCAACCGCTGACCGCTGAGGACGTCGAGGTGATCGAGTCCGTCACGGAGAAGCTGGCTCCGAAGCGCGAGATGACTGATCCTTCAGTCGCTCGTGCCAAGTTGCTACTCGCCGAGATGGAGTCGGAATCGCTCTAGCAGCCACGAGGTCCCGCCCCGCTGCGCTAAGTACGCAAGCCCGCGAAAGACCATCCCGCTAGGAGAGCCGCAACATTGTGGAAAACCAGATAGTGAAAGGAGTCTGACCAAAATGGCAGACATCAAGAAGCTCGCAGAGAAGCGCGCAAATCTGCTCACGCAGGCGACCAGCATTGTTGCTGAAGCTGCTGAGTCGGGTGCCGCTCTTGAAGGCGACAAGCAGACGCAGTTCGAGGCTCTTACGGCCGAGGCTGCAACCATCGCTTCAGTGATCCGCAGCGAGAAGGATGCTTCAGAGGCTCGTTCAGCCGCTGATTCAGCCCGCGCTGAGTTCGCTCAGGTGATCGCTCCTAAGGCCGAGAAGTCCGAAGGCAGCAACGACGAACTGCGCGCACTTGCCCGAAGCGGCGGCGTACAGGTCTTCGAGTACCGTGACGTTTCCCGCAGCACCGGTCTTGGAAACCCAGTTTCCATCGCCGACCGCGTGAACGTTGTCGCGGCACAGTTCAACCCATTCATTGACCCGGCAATCGTGTCGGTCGTTCGCGCAAGCACAGGCAACAACATCCAGTTCCCACGCGTCACGGCGCTTGGAACCGCTGGTTCAGTTGCTGAAGCCGGCACGATCGGTGAGTCAGACGGCACGCTCAGCGCGCTGTCCCTCACGCCAGTCAAGTACGCGACCATCATTCAGGTCACCGAGGAGCTTGCCGAAGACGCAGCCTTCGACCTGAGCGCGATGATCGCCGAGAAGTGTGGTGCTGAAGTTGCAGTTGCTCACGGTGCATTCGCAGGAACCGCTGTTGCGGCTCAGGCGGCACTTGGCGCAACTGGTTCAGGCACGGTCTCAATCAACCCAACCTTCACAGACCTTGCCAAGTTGAAGGCCTCTGTGAATCAGGCATACCGACGTGCTCCAAAGGCAGGTTGGTTGATGAACGACACAACGCTCGGCGTTGTGACTGGTCTCGTGGATACGGCTGGACAGCCAATCTTCCGACCAGGTGATGCGAACACTCCAGATCGACTCCTCGGAGCCCCGATCTACAGTGCAGCACTCATTGACCTGACGGACGACACCGCAGGAGCAATCCTGTTCGGTGACCTCGGACAGATCTACACCGTCCTCGTGGGCGGCGTGCGAGTTGAAGTTTCCCGCGAGTTCGCGTGGAACCTCGGCCTGATCTCGTACAAGGTTGAAGTTCGTGGCGCAACCGGGCTTTCACAGGCTTCAGCAGTGAAGTCGTATAAGTCAGCCAACGTCTAATCGTTAGGCGCTAGGTAGCGGCAGGGAGTCGGGCTTCGGCTCGGCTCCCTGTTGCATTAGTGGGAGGGTTTATGGACATCTTCAAGAAGCTCAAGGCGCTGGCTCGGCGGACGCCTCGTATAATCAACGCAGAGGCACATACGAGCCACGTAGAGCGTGCCGTAGTCGTAAGGTGGGGCAACACAGCCACCTTGAAGCGAACGCCTGTCAGCGGGCGGGAAAAGGGGAATAGCGAGTGAGCGAGCAGCGCATCAGCAGCAGGCAAGTCACAGTCGGGACGGCTGCCACTGCGCTCGGCGAGGGTCTGGTCTCAGGCTCTGAGTTCCACCTGTTCTGCACGGCAGCAGGGAGCCAGAAGGTCTTCTTGGGCGGTGCGAACGTGACGACCACGACTGGCTTCCAGTTGCACAAGGACACACACGTCTCAATCCACATTCCTGAGCGCATCCAGTTGTATGCTGTGTCCGATAACGCTGGCGCAACCGTCAGCATCCTGCAAGTCGGAGGCATCTAAATGTCATACGCAACACTCGCAGAGTTCAAGAGCGCAATCGGGATCGGCACTGCCGACGTCACCGATGACACCGCGCTGCAGTCGGTGCTCGATGCAACCGACGCACTGATTGACCTCTACACCGACCGCAAGCAAGGCTTCGGCACCGCGACGGAGACGCGCTACTACACGGCGGAGGACTACAAATACGTGCTCGTAGATGACCTTGTGAGCATCACGACCCTGAGCACGGATGACGATGGCAACGGAACCTACGAGACCACGTGGACGGTAAACACCGACTACAACCTTGCACCTGGCAACGCAGCTCTTGACGGCTGGCCGTACAACGAGATTGACGTCTCGGTCACGTGGCCACGCAACTTCCCACGCGACGTCTATCGCGGCGTCAAGGTGGTCGGCGTCTTCGGATGGCCCGCAGTGCCGAGCGCCGTCAAGCAAGCCGCAATCATTCAGGCGGGCGCAGTCTGGTCGAGCCGCACCTCGCCGTTCGGCGTGATCGGGAGCCAAGACCTCGGCGGCATCTTGCGACAGACACGCGCATTGCATCCCGAAGCGCAAGTGTTGCTTGAGGCGTACCGCAGGCGCGAAGGTCTGGCTCGATGAGCTTCAACGACGCGACAATCATTGCAGGACTTGCCGCGCACCTGACGGCAATCTCCAAGCCATCCGGCTACACGCTTCGCACCGTCCACGCATTCCCGCCAGACAACCTTGCGGTGGTCCCAGCTGCGGTCATCGTGCCAGGCGACGACACCATCAGCTACGGCGCAGCGAATCGCCAAGTCGTGCTGACGCTGAACGTGGTCATCTACATTCAGCCGCAGGCAGACCTCGGCCGCAAGTACGCCGACCTGATGGTCTGGCGCACGTGGCTCAGGGACTCGCTCATTGACGGCGTGACGCTGAACGGCACAGACGCCGTGGCGCAGGCAAGCGTGACCTCCACGAACATCGGCACCGACACGTGGGGTGACGCGGACTACCTTACAATCACAGGGACCATTGAGGTCTCGTCAGTAGAAGGGATTGCGACCAGTGCCTAACCTGCAGAAGCCACTTTCCTATACCCCGATCAGTCACATTGACGTGCGCTACGTCCCTGGCTCTCTTCCACAAGGAGAGTTCGTGGGAGGTTTGCCTGTTGATGGGTCTACAATCAGCGCACCAGCCGTCCTCGCGGAAGCGTGGATTGCCGCAGGAATCGCTCAACGAGTAAGTGCCGCACCAGCGGCTGAAGACGACAAGGAGAACGAATAATGCCAGCCGCATCCGCAGGCAACGTCCTGTTCAGCAAACTCGTCGCCTTCAAGGAAGCGACGCCTGGAACCATCCCAACGCTGACCTCTGGCGGCCGCAAGCTGCTCGTGACGCCAACTGGCGTCATCTCCGAAGGCACAACGATTGAACTTGGCGCCGAGCGATCCGTTGCACTTCGCAACCCGCTCATTGGCTCCACCGGCACAATCGTCTCCGTTGAGCCAACACTGAGCGCGACGGTCCCTGCCGTGAGCGTCGGCGAACTTCCACTCTGGCTCTCAATGACACGAACTGATGCCCCTTCAGGCACCGCTGCGCCATACGAGTGGGACTACGACTACTCGATGACGGCGGCGAACTCGCCGACCTCCTACACGCTGATTGCAACGGACGGCACGCAGGCATACGCGGCGAACTACTGCCTCGCTGAGTCAATCACCATTGCGGCAGACCGCAGCGGACTGACGAACTTGAGCGCCTCGCTCTTCGCGCAGCAGATCGCCAAGAACAGCGCGACGCTTGCCGAAGGCACGCCGACATCGCCGTTTATGGCAGGACGGCTCTGGAACGCCTTCCAGCACGGCAGCACCTTCCCAGGCACCGCTGACGGCACGGCATACGAATACCTGCTCGACTTCTCACTGGAGTTCAACGCAGGCATCACGCGCCAGGCGTACCTTGCAGGCACGACCGTGTTCAGCACGCACGCTGAGAGCAACCCATTCAGCGGCACGCTGACGATGACGGTCTCCTCGACCGCTTCCGCAGTGAGCACGTGGTACGACGCATACAAGGCAGCAACGCCAAAGGGCGTGCGCCTGAGCTGGAGCAACGGCACCTACAGCGCGCACATTATGGCGATGATCGTCCCAACCGAAGTGCAGCAGATGGCTGGCGCTGAAGATGGGCTGACCACGATGGCCGTGACCGGCACGCTGGTCTACGACACGGTGAGCGCGAAGAGTCTTCGCATCGTCGTGAACAGCGACTTGGCGGCATTGCCGTAAGTTCAACCTAGTAGCAGAGAAGGAGGAGGCTAGATGAGCCACAGAACCTTAGAGATCGTATTGACCGAACCACCCTATGAGGGCTGGACGGCAACGATGCGTGCTGACGGAATCTCGGCACGCATCTTCATTGAACTCTCAAGCGATTCGGTAGAGCGCCAGATGAAGGCGCTTGCCAAGTTGGTGATCAAGCACGACTTCAAGGACTCAGATGACGCACCGACAGAGGACATCCTTGACGCACCAATGGACGCCCTTGCCGCGTTGATCAGCAAGTGGGGGACTGAAGTCACAGCACTCCCCCCTCGATAAGGCTCGACGCCCAGCGGCTGGCGGCGGGTCGCTCCTTAGCGCCGCACCCGCTGATTGCAGCGCACCTTATCGGCAAAGAGTTCGGCATTGCTCCGCACGAGGTCCTAGAATGGGACGCGGGCGACTTCAATCGCACGTTGATGCTGATGAACGATCTTCAGCCAAAGGAGAACAATGGCCGCTAGTTCACTTGACCGATTGACCATCTCCTTCAATGCTGACTCGCGGTTTGAGTCTCTACGAATGGGCTTCCTTGAAGGCGCAAACCCTAGCGCCTACAAGCGCCTCCTGAGCATTGCGACCCTAAACGCTGCTCGCACGATGGTGAAGCCGATGCGAGCAGACGCTCCAGTCGGCAGGACCACAAAGTCGCCAGGACGCCTCCGCAAGTCGGTCACTGCACGCCGCGCTCGCTTCGGCACACCGGCTGCGGTTGTCGGTCCGAGGGCTGGACGCAGCCGAGATGGTGGAAGTGGTGGAGCGTGGTATCGCTGGTTCGTGACCTCTGGGATCAGCGGCGTGCGCCAGACCAAGAACGGACCGAAGGCAGTCAAGGCCGTTCCAGCCAATCCGTTCGTCACGCGCGTCTCAAAGAACCCAGCCCGCCAGCAAGCAGCCATTGAAGCGATGGCGAAGACGGTAGAATCATTCTTCAACAACGGCGCATTCCGCGCCACGATCTTGCGGTTCAAGCGAGGTAGATAGATGGCTTTCGGGTCTGATCGCTCAGCGAACTTTGTAATCTCGGCAAAGGATGCCGCCTCTTCTGTGATGAAGGGGATTGGTAAGCAGATGGGTTCGCTAGGCAAGACAGGCGGTGCAGTCTTCAAGACTCTCGCAGCCGGTGCAGCGATTGCAGCCGCAGCGATCACCGCAGCCTTTGGATTGGCAGTCAAGTTTGCCAAGAGCGCAATCCAGGCTGCCATTTCTGATGACGCCGAGCAGCAGAAACTGATTGCCACACTAAAAGCGCGTGGTCTTACTACAGAGGAGGCCACCAAGCGCACCAATGAGTTGATCGCAGCGGGTCAGAAACTCGCCTTCACTGACTCTGAGACTCGTGCTGGAATCAACATCGCCAGCCAATACACAAAGAACTACGCAAAGCAAACAGCGATTCTTACTGCAGCACAGAACCTTTCGCGCTCAAGAAACATCAGCCTTGAAGCTGCAACCAAACTTGTCGGCAAGGCATTCAGTGGAAACGGCAAAGCGCTCAAGGCTTACGGCGTTGATCTCACAAAGACAACAAAGATCACTGAAACAAAAACCAAGAAAGATAAAAACGGCTGGGAAGAACTTGTCACCACCACAAAAGTTCAGAAAGATGTCATCAAGGGGATGGAGGCCGTGCGCCTTATCACTGACAAGAACGCTGGAGTCGCAGAGGCGTATTCAAGGACTTTCGCGGGTCAGTTTGACATCGTGCGAGACTCGATCAACGAGACGGTTGAAGCAATCGGATTTGCCATCGGCGGTGGTGAGGGACTTCCAACATTCGTCCGCTTGCTTGAAGGGATCAGACCGGTGCTTGATGATGTGCTTGGTGAGATCAACAAGAATCTCCCAAACATCCAGCGCTTTGGACGTGAACTTGTAGAGAAGTTCCTTGCCAAGTTGCCAGGCTATGTAGCAACTGCCAAGCGCGAACTGCCAATCCTGATTGACAAGGCCAAAGAGTTTATTGGGAGCGTGGCTGGATTCGCTAAAGAACTTGCCGCATTCCTCGGTCCTGAAGGGCTGGTGACTGCAGGCATTGGAATCCTCGGCACCAAGATGGGCGGGCTTGCTGGCGGGCTAGGCGCAGTGTTTGCAGAGCAGTTTATCAAGATGGGCATTGACCCGATTACCGCAACACTCACTGGAACGATTGGCGGTGCCATTACTGCAGGCGTGGTTCAAGGATTCGGCAGCGCAGTGACACAGGCAGCGATCAGCAAGTTCTTGGGACTTTTCAAGAGCATCCCGATTACGCCGAGCCTCCCTGTCGGCGGCGCCGTTCCTGGCGCTCTAGCGACAGGCGGACTTGCTGCCGCAGGCATTGCAGTAAGCATTGTTGCTATCACCACTGCCGCAGCAGCCGCGCTCAGCAATGCGATTACAGAGAAGGGGCTGACAAACAAAGTCGGCGGCAATAATGTCATTGACATCTTTGGGACCACTGCCGCAACCCTTGCCGACAACAGCAAGGATCAGGGCAAAGTTCTGTCAGACCTTTTCACTTTTATCACTACTGGGCAACGCCCTCTTGAGATCAACAACGACCTCACGGTCAACCTTGATGGCGAGGTGCTCGCCAGAAACATTGACAGGCGGCTTGGCGCTGGCTTGAGGAGTGCAACTGGAACGCGAACAGGCGGGCGCTGACGATGGCGACCGCGCCGTTCAGTTTCTTCGTTGATCTCCCGCAAGTAGCCACGGCGGTCCGCGTCTCCTCAACGGTGACGGTGACGACCTCCTCAGCACACGGCCTTGCCTCAGGAGCCTACGTGCAAATGGAAGGCGCGACTGGAGCTGCTGGGACCTCAATGAACACGGTCGCGCAGATCACTGTGACAAGCGGAACGGCGTTCACCTTCTCAGCCGCTGGCTCTGCCGGTACTGCAACCGTCGGGTCTGCCTGCGTATCCCAAGACCTGCTCAACCCGCTGATCAACTACGCGCAAGGAACTGCGCGGGAGGCGGCTCTCTATGTGGACCCAGAGTCAATGCAGATGAGCGCGGCAGGAGACGGAGAGACCTCCTCGATGAGCCTCACGGTGATGCAGGACGACACGCCGAGCGATGGGCCGTGGTTCGCGCTCATCCCAGACCAGGCACGGATCAGGCTCTACAAAGTTGCCACAGGCTCAGCGCCGACCGACGCCGACCTTTACTTCATCGGCGTCATCTCTGGCATCGCGGCAAGGATGAACGGCTCAGGGCAAGGAACGATTGCCGACGTTTCAATCGAGGAGGTCAATAGCATCCTTGACAAACTCGTGGTCTTTGGGCAGCCAGTGCAGGCGCGAGAGCCAGAAGGCGAGGGCGGCTTTGACCGCGTGAGCAATGTGACTACGGTGACCACCAGCACCGACCACGGCTATGCAGTCGGGCAGCAGGTCAAGATTGCCAGCGTCATCGGTGGCGCTGGAACCTCTTTCAACGGAACCTTCACCATCAACGGGACGCCTTCGGATAATGAGTTCACCTACGCCAACTCAGGCAGCAATGCTGAGGGTGACAACTGGCGAACCATCACCTCAATCTCACTCAAGGGCAAGAGCAAGCAGTTGGTCCAAATCCAAATCACGAGCGGCGCAAATCACGGACTGAGCAGCGGAGACACGGTTGAGATTCGCGGCGTCAGCGCATCCAGCGCGAAGGCAGAGAATCAAATCAACACGATCTTCACAGGCTCAAGCGTGACGAGGGTGAGCGCCACCGTCCTCCAAGTCAAGTTGAGCAGCTCGCTGAACTTCACACAAACCTTCAGCGGCGGTGAGATTCGTGGAATCGCCACCATAACCCCGATTGGCGGGACTCAGGCACAGACGGTCATTCCGATCATTGGCGGCGAGGACGAGGGAGATGCCGTCCGCAAGGTGCTGGGAATCGTCTCTTCCTACAAGAGAAAGTCTCCAGCGGTGCAGCGCCTGCTCGCAACCAGCACGACCACGCAGATCGTCTCCTCGGTTGATGCCGCGTCCGACACTGGCGTGGCGATCCCAGTTGGGACACTGCGATCAGTGCTTGACTCCATCGTGGAGGTCTACGGAGGACAGGACTCAAAAGAGCGCCGCTACTACATCGACTTGAATCGCAGGCTGAACTATCGCCTCGTGGATGCGACGGCCATCCCGACCTACGCGACTGCTCCGTACAAAATCATCACAAGCGGAACGGCAGACCCAGACACGACCACCGCAGCTGCAACGATCTTCCCCTACAGCCTGAGCCTCAACTATGACCACCAAACCACCAAGCAGGCGCTGTTCCAGATCAGCGCGCAGAGCGGGGCTGGCGTCAAGAAGGTGGTGAACTACACGAGCGCAGGGTTCACCGAGCGGAAGAACGCGCCGATCTTTGACGACGTGGTGGATTACCCGACCGCAGCCAAGAGCGTGGACAATCAGGTGCAGCGAGCTGCGAAGTCCTACTTCCTTGAGCGGCACAAGCCGCTGCTCACAGGTACTCTCACTCTGCGCGGCGCGGGAGACGTTGCGCACAATGCCGACGGATTCTCGGCTGGCTACTACCAGACCGGCGCCTCAACCTTTGCCTTGCAGAAGCGGTGGGAGCCTGGTCAGTTCGTGAGCATCGTCGCTCCTGAACTTGGACTCAACGGCCTGTATCGCGTTGAGCAGGTGGACTGGAGCCTTGAGCCTCGGTCATTCTTCCAAGTCATTACAATCACCTTCAACCGAAGGAACCCGAACAATCTTGTGAACACAGTCAAGCGCGGAGGCAAGTAGATGGCACGCATCGGATCAGACAGCGGACTTGTCGGCAACAACTCAGGTGGAGTCTTTGACGATAGTGGCAACCCCATCGTCACCGCAGACACAGAGTTTGGCGCTTCGCCGCTCGGCATTGCGGCGCGCTCGCAGGCGCTCTACTTCCTGCCGAATCCATCGTTCAACATCCTG